CCAATATCTTTTCCATTACCATCTTCTTCAGCTACCTTCATTACTAAAATACTTTTCTTTCTAAAATCTTCAGAATTTTTTATATCTCTCTTTTCAATATGTGGAGTATTCCACCAGCGTATCATCCATCTATGCAATCTTCCATCCCATACGCAAAAATAATCTTTATCAATAAGTTTAAGTTCTCTAACAAACCAACCAGGAGCTATCATACTTTTCTCCTATAAATAGCGAGGGCAGCCTCTGCCTTATTTCTAAAGCAGAGGCATCTCACTCAATTAAAGCACAATATTCAATTAGATATTCTTATTCGTCAAGAAACATTAGTCATTTTACCGTGTGCATTACGGCAATCAGTTCCAAAATTGATGTAGGTCTTAAACCAAGCTTCGTAGGCATCACTTCCAGCAACAGGTTTAATAATCCCGCCACCACTATTATCCCAAGTCAAAGGCAGCAATTCGTAGATTTTAAGATGCGGGGTAGATAAGAGATAAACATATTTTTCAGGACATTTAGGGTGAACCAAGAAAGGTAATTCCAAAGCACCGCCAATATACTTAATAGCTTTCCAACCAGCTTTCAAATCAAGCGTATCAATCTGCCGCAAAGCTTGCATTTTTTTAATTAGTTCATTTCTAACTTTATAACCAGTAATAGCAATATCAACAGGCTCACCAGCACTTACCTGTTCAATAGCATCTAAAGCATCCTGAAATACTATATCACCAGCTGTGCTAATAACATGTGCAGCACTATCTACATAAGCCTGCCATTCAGAAACAGCAGAAGCGTCAATTCCTTCAAAAGTTGAGCCAGGAGTATTTCCAGTTCCAACAATACCTTCAATTCCCATCACTTCACCAAGTTTATCAGCAGTAGCACTATAAACACCAGAGCGATAAATAGCATCACCAGCAGTAGCAGCTGCAATATTTGGAGAAACACTTATTGCGGCAGTTCCAGCAGCACCTGGAGTAATACCAGTAATAGTATATTCAGTAGAACCAGTTCCAACAGTAACTACCATTCCTTTTCTATAAAATTTAGTTATAGGAGTATCACCAGTAATTCCGCCAGGGTCTTTAACTAAAATAAAATCTTGTGATGAAGAAATTGTAGTATTAACTAAACCAAGCACACCTTTTCCACCACACAAAAGCTGTCTATCTAAATCAATAGCAAAAGCAGCGGTATTGCCTTCAATTTCATTGGTTAAAAGGTCAACCCATCCGCCCTTACCTTGCGATGACTTAAGAGCCAAGCCATCAATACCAACTCTACCATAAATCTTTTTTACAGTAAGAGAAGCCTGGTCATAAGAAATTCTACGAGGAGTAGGTAAAGTATAAACATCACCAGCTTTTCCGCCAACAGCTTCAGAAAAAGTCAACTGCAACGGGATAATAAATTGCTTTCCAGCAAAAGCCTGTTTCGGTTTCTTCTGAAATAAATTATATAATGGCGAAATCTTAGGGATTTGCTTTTTCATAACCGGTGCATAAACATCTTTTAATGCATCGCTAACATATTGAAATTCTTGTCCATAATTAGGCATTTTATTCCTCTTCTTTATTTAATCTTTGTAATTCTTTTAAATAGTCCAGAGCCTTCTCGGAGACATTTTCAAAAGTTATATCATCCGATGAAGGTTTAGACACAATAGGCTTGGACGCCGTGCCAGAAACTTTAACTTTAGGAGTGGATTTTTTTCCAGATTGCTTTGCCAGGTAATTTTTTACAATTTCTTCTTCAACACTTTTTCTAATTTCTGGGTGAGCCTGAAAGATTTTCTTAACAAAGTCTGGAGACCCATAATACTTTTGAGATGCTTCCATAACTTTTTGAACTGGAATTTTTCCCCCAGATAAAAAATGAACAGCTAACACTTCTTCAACATTTGCTAACGGATAGTCTTCTTTCAAACTCTCAATTTCCTTAAGCAAAGCCTCCTGTTCCTTCTGTGTTTGAGTGGATTGGTATTCAGAAGTCAATGAATTTACCTTCTCACTCAATTGCTTCAGAGTAGTTTTTAGAGCAGCTACTTGAGGTTCATCATATTCAGAAATCTCAAGCATCTCTTCAGGAAGTTGAGCAGGTTGACCTGCTGCTTCCTTACTATCACGAGATGCCATCCCTTCCTGCTGTTGATGTCTCTGTAGATACTCTACGGCTTCTTCTAAAGCTTTCATCCGAGAAGAAACAGCTTCCTTTTCTTTGGCAAGTTCGTCCATTGCCTGATAAAATCGTAATCCTTTTTGAAGCAAAGCTTTTAATTCAACTTCAGAAAAATCTTCAAGCTTTACTTCTAATCCTTTTGACTTAAGGGTTTCATCTTTTTTCAACACATCAAAAATTCCCTTAAGTTCTTCTTTTACTTCTTTCTTTTCTTCTTCTTTCTCTTTCTTTTCTACCGTTTCTTTTTTTTCTACTTTTTCCTCTACATTTTTTTCTTTTACTTCCTGCTCTTTTTCCTCTTCAGACTCTTCTTCTGCTAATATCTCTTCACCAATTTTAGAAAAGTCAATGTCAGGAAAATCGTCTTCTGTTAAAGAATCAAAATCCTTGTCTTCAACTTCTTCATTTTCTTCAGTTTCGTTTTCAATTTCTTCTTCAATCAATTCTTTTGGTTTAGGCATAATTAATACTCCTCACTTTCAGTGCTTCCTTCAATACCAGGAGCGGCTTGCCCAGGAACTGGGGGCTGACCTGGTATTTCTTCAGAAGTTGGCTGTTGAGACGGAGCAGACTGTCCTTCTTGCTGCGTAGGCAGTTGAGGCATGGCCTGCTGCTGTTGCTGTGCAGCCTGTAATTTTTGTAAGTGAGCTTGAATATGTAGTTCAAGCACACTCTGTTGTAAAGAATTATATTTTTCAAATTTAGAAGATAACCTATCTCTCAAATGAATTTTCAAATGAGTAGTGTCGTCATCCAATATATAAATCATTTTAAGAGCATCTTGTTCAGTAAGAATTAAACCAGCTTCAATTTTTTGGTTTTCTTCAGAAGCTCTTTTTTCATGAACAAGCTCATCTTCATAAACTCTTTTTGCATCACTAAATTCCAGCAATTCAAGAATTGTTTTTGGGTCTTGTATTAATCCCATTTGAGCAATTCTAATAATCCATTCTGTTCTCAACGCCCTACTTTTAGGCAAGCTTACATTAGTTGAAACAAAGACATCAGTATTGTCTCTTAAATCAGCACTTCTAAATGGCAGCACTGCGTCTTCTTTATCTCTTCCAACCATCTTTAAAATACGAGGTTCATTATAATTGTCCTGCACTAATTTTAGCAAATAACTCCAGGCGGGAGAGAAAACACTTTCATCTGCTTCTTTGATTAATGGGTCAATTAAACTATCGTCCTGTTCAAGAAGTAAATTAACCAGTGTCCCAGAAGCATGAGAAGCTCTTTCTGGTAATCTTCCAAAACTTACTTCATGAACACCAGAAACATTCTCCATTTCTCTTTCTAATTCCTGTTTAAATGCCATAGCTTCAGGAGAAGTAGTGTCAAGTTTTAGTTGAGTAGGATTGCCATATTGAGGATTATAATCAATAGCCACAACAGAACCATCATCAAAGATTTGCTTTTTATTTAGTAATGAGCCTAATGGTGTCATTACTTTAATCTTTGATGCTCTTTCAATAGTAGAACTTAAATTACTTACAAACCTGTTATATTCTTTTTGAATTGGCAATAAATCCTTAAAAATGCTTGAATTCAAAGTAATTCCTTTTTCATGAAGTTCAAAAGGAATCAACCTATCTTCATAAGTAAAAAACGGAATTATATTATCAACATTAATTCCATAATCCAATACTTGTCCACCACCAACTATTATAAAAATATTCGGTGTCCATAACTCATATCTAAAACAACTATTTTCTTTTTGTGAAGACTCAATTCCACCAACTCCCAGTAAATCTGTCTCATCTCTGGTTATATCAAATGGTTGAGCATATAAAATATCAAGCGATGTGTCTTCTTCTTGCGATAATGTCTCTACATCAACATTATAAGCTTCTGCTAATTTATCTCTATCAACAATTTCTCCGAATAGAAACCATCTCCATTTTTCAGGAGAAGAAAATAATGGGTCATGTCTGTAATTGAATGGAGAAATAACTTCCATTCCAACTTCACCAGGAGCTTTTACAACTTCAAGTTTATATTCTCCAGTTTCTTTATCAATAACTCTTTCATAAGAAACAATGCCTTCTTGAGTTTCATCCCAAAATACTCTTATACAAGACCGCCCTAAAGTTAATAACCAGGAAAAGAAGTCTTTTCTTATTCTTTGAAATTTAATTTTATTGCTTAATGCTTCAAGCAATTGGTCTCCAAGTTTAGCAGCACTTATGTCTTCATATTCTCTGGTATTAGGAACAACACCAAGCTCTGGAATAGTTGTTTTAATTTTAGCCAGCATTTGGCGTAGAATTGGTTTTAATCGGTTAACAGTAATTTTTCTTTTGATATAAGGAACTGGTTGAAGTTCTCTTTTAACAGTGTTATAATCAATATACTGATAACCAGCTATCCAAGCTAAAATCTTTTTCCATTTAGGAAAATTATAAACTACATCTGGATGATTTTTCCAATAGTCATCAACTTTATTAACTACAAAAGCCTTATCGTCATCCGACAATTCTTTTCCAGCAAGAATTCTATTTTCTATTTCTATAAAATTTTCAGCCATTTTCTTCTTCTCCAATTATCTTTTCTTCTGTTAAAAATTCTGGCGTCCAATCTTCTTCAAACTGCTTAAGCATTTTTTCCACACTATTATCTAACTTCTTTTGAGAATTAATTTCAGATTTAATTTCGTTTGTGGGAAAACTATTAGACATTTTTAATGCTGTAATCTTTTCTACTAAAATCTTTTTTTCTTTATAGTTTATTATTTGTAAAATAACGAGA